AAACAATTTTGAAGAAGCAGATGTAGTAATTCATAAAACTCCCGGATTATATTCTGCCCCAATTACTGTTCCTGTTAGTATTTTGAAAACAATTGTTGATCCAATGTTTGCTCATCAATTACCAATTGACGATGAATTTTCCCAAAAAAGTCCAATTGAGAAAGGTCAGACTTTAGATAATGAATATAACAAAGGTAAACAACCAAAAGGAACTCGTACCAACGGAGGGAATAATTAACGATGATAAATGGTTACAAAATACTTTCTATACAATTGTATAAACATTGTAACCGATAAATAAAAGTATGAATGATTTTCCAGTACCGAAAAATGCATATGTAGCCTTTGATGGGTTAAGTATAAAACAAAAAATTAAAGATCGTCTTAATCAGACTGGTATTTTTACCGACCAGAATTATGAAGGATCTAACTTAGCTGCATTAAACGATAGCATTGCAATGAGTTTTTCGTTATTAATGTATTATTTAAATCAAAATAGCGTTAACGGTCAGTTTTCAGAAACTAATGTTTATGAAAATATGAATCGTATAGTTAAAGAACTTGATTATAAACCAGTTGGGCATCAAACTGCAAGTGTTTGTTTCTCATTATCTGCAAGTAATTTAAATGCAGGTTTTTATACAATTCCGAGATATTCTGCGGTGAATATTGGTGGATTAGTTTATAGTTTATGGAAAGATTTGACTTTTACAAAATCCTTAAATTCCACAACTGAGGAAATATCTGGAATTGATAGTTCTGCGGTTTTATATCAAGGTTCTTTTGTAGAATTACCGATTTATAGTGCAACAGGAACATCTAATGAAATCTTATATATTAGTGTGGATGATTCCGTAATTGTGGATAATTTTGCAATTGATGTGTATATTCAAACAAATAACGTTTGGGAAAAATGGACTAAAACCCAATCATTATATATTAATAATCATGCTGATAAAGTTTACGAATTAAGATTTAATGAAAATAAAATTTATGAAATTAAATTTGGTGATGATATCAATGGTAAAAAACTAACTAATGCTGATAAAGTGTTGGTCTATTATTTGTCTTCTAATGGAAGCAGTGGCGAAATCGGGGTGGGGAGTTTACTTAATAGAAAACTAACTCCTTCAAATTCATTTAATTTAAGCACTTATTATGCAGCACCAGAAAATATAGCATCTATTAAAAAGAATGCTCCGGGGACTTTTCGTTCACAGTTTAATGTAACTACAGCAAAATCTTATGCCACTTTTATAAAGAGTAATTTTTCAAATATTATCCAAGACGTAACTGTAAAGAATAATAAAGAATATCTTGATTCATACATAAAATATTTTTATGATAATGGTTTAACCAAACCACAATTTGAAAGTCGGGCACTTTTTAATCAAATAAATTATGCAGATTCATGCAACTTTAACAATGTTTATCTTTTTGTCGTTCCTAAAACTATTAAAAATAGTTTATCATATTTAACTCCTGCTCAAAAACAATTAATATTGGACACTATTCGTGAAGAACAAGTATTAACAAGCGAAACCATAGTTTCTGATCCCGTTTATATTTCTTGTGATTTAGGATTGCAAGTAAATGCAACTATCACAAATGATGATATCAAGAACGCTCAGATTTATATTAGAAAAAAGGCAAATAATAGAAGAAACGAAACAAGTTTAAAAGAGGATGTACAAAACATGATTTCTAGTTATTTCGATGTTTCTAATTTATTTCTTGGAAGTAGTATCAACATTCAACAGCTAAATGTTGATTTGTTGAATATTGATGGAATTGACCAGATTTATACAAGAAACAAAGTTACCGGAAATTATGTTCGTGGATTACGATTTATATATTGGAATCCTGTTTATTTTAGTCAAACCGTCGCACAAGCATCCAGTATAATTCCAATCAAAGATTTCCAATTTCCATTTTTAAATAATAAGGCATTTGTCGAAAGAATAGTGGTTGTATAAATAATGTTATGCCTTCAATTATATTGAATTACATTTCTAAACCAAAAAGTTTAACAAGTGAAGTTTCTGATGCACCGTTATCATTCTCGGAGTGGAATTCTCGGAATATAGGAATTTCATTTTCTGATGCAGAAATTCAATATAATAATTATGTAAGAGATTTTTATAAAAATACTGAAAAGAGAAATGAGGAAGCAAGAGATAAAATAAAACAGGACTATATCAATCTTATAAAAAAGTTGCAAGTAATATTCAAGGATGATGAAGAATTCCAAAGATATTCTAGTGCAGATTTAGAATCAGAAACGGATTTATCATTAATTATTCCTGCATATGCAAAAAAATTAAAAGATATTGCATTGTTTTATGTAAAGAAAAGAGAAGAATTGAAAAATAAAAAATTGGAGTATAATCTTGTTGGTTCATTTGAAGGATTGAAAAAGATTATATCAAATAACATCATTTCAAAATTCACGAAAACTGAACAAACTAACTTTGTTAGTGAAAATCCTTTTGTATCAATTTCTCCTTCTTTTTCTTCTATTTCAGATGACTTTTCAATAGAAATTGAAGAATTATATGATACACATGATTATTATGCAGACAATGATTCAATTAATCCTTTTTCATGTATATTCAACGATTTATGCTTTAATTTATTTTCAACGCCATTATCCGCTAAATCTGATCCAATTGAATCTCTTTATATTTGCGAACCAAGCAATGAAACTGTTGACCAACTATTGCAAAAAGCATATAGCAAATATCTTTCAACAAGAATATCATATGTATCAGGAGGATATTATGTAGAAGATTATAAAGAAATTTCTATTCCTTTAGAAACTGGAAACAACTTTTTTTACTGGTTTAGCGGATCAACAGTTTTTGATTTGCCAGAAGGAATTTATAAAAACACTCCAATTAATGATTTAAATTGGACGGGTGCAACAGGTGGTAGTGCTGCTGATGTTTCTGATTTAATTTTTATAAATGCAGGAAATAACTTGATGCAAGGTGCATGGTTACAAGATACAAATACCGTAGTTGTAAAAGACGTTATGTCTGCTACAATGAACGATGGTAAAATGTTCAAGTTTCCATTTTCTGATTATGGAACTTCTGCAATAGGAGGAAGCTGGAGTGGTCCGGGAATAAATGACACAATTCTAAAAAGCCGGAAATTCTTTCCTACCGAAGAGGATTTCACATTCTCTCAACAAAATGTTAATAAATTGTACTGGACTTCATTTAGTAGTATTTCAGTTGTTCAACCATTATACTTGCAAGAAAGTAGTTTAGGAAAATACGGATATGCAAGTAATAATTTTGATAATGCGGATAAAATCTTTTTAGTTCCTGAAATGCAATCAAATGCAATTTATTCAAATGTATCTAAAGTTGCATGGTTGTATAATTTTAAACAAACACAAATCCCAATAACTGTAGGAGATAACAAAATATATTTCCCAATTCAACGATATGAAAATGATTCAGATTTATTCTTTAATTACTTAAATGGATCAGACGTAGCATTATCTTCTTTGGATGTAGAGAAATGTTTTTCTGGTGCAGTAGCTGCGGAAAATATCGAAGATGCTGATTGGATTATTAAAAATAATACAATTTGTGGACCAGAAATTGAAGTTGCATGGCTCAAAGCAGTTCCGTTAAAATTATTCTCTCCTTCAAATCAAGAAAATTGTGGATGTGAACCGGAATATACAACATTTTATACAAATTGGTCATATGTTAGTGGCGGTGCCCAATCCAGTGCTGCATTCAAATGTTCTCCGGGAGAAACTGTTAGATTTGTTTGGAATGGTGAAACAACTAGTATCAATAAAGTTCGTGGATTTTTAGGATTTGATCATGACCGTTCTTGTCCATATAAATATCTAGATCATTCAATTTCTTTTGAAAATCAAAACATTCAAAATTCAAAAAATAAAGATTTATTTGAAAAATGGAAAAAATGTTCTTGCCAAGCAATTTATTATTCTCCTTTTGGTCATTCTTCCGCAAAATTAAATCAATATAAAATTCTTCCGGATTTTATTGTAAAAGATGTTGTTTATCCAAAATTATTCAATAAAAAAACTTGGATTGGAACTGATGGAAAAGATTATATTAATAGCATTGATAGTGCAAAATTTTATCCTAATTTAATTGAAAAAGATTTGGGCTGGGGCAGCGGTGTTTGGAAAAATCAGGAAGGAAATGATTTCGTTCTTGAAAAAGGTCAATCATACATTTATTATCGTTCAGATGCAAATAATTGCAATTTCGATTCTCCATTCTTTATAATTAATCAACCTTATGAAAAAGGAACTATTTCAGATGAAAATTGTGAAAAAATTTCTTATTATCCAACTTGGTATAAAGCAATTCAGGACGAGAATAATAATTGGATAGACTCAGGAGTTGTTTCTGATATGATTTTGGAATTTGGTGATTTCTTAAATTATCGTCATCGTTCAACAGTTAATGAAACGAAGAAAAGATTACTTTATAAAGGAACAGAAATTACAACAACAAGTGGAGAATATGTAAAATTAAAAACAAATGATAATAATATTTCATTTGTTACATATACAAATAAAAATGATTCTGTCAACTTTTTAATTAAAATCCCAATTAGTGCAGAAAACAATTATTGGGGAAATGCTTCTTATGGAGAAAGTGAAGGCAAATCATTTTATAAATCTATTGATAGCAATCAATTTTCTATAAAATATGATTATCTTCAAATTACACAACCTCCTCCATCTGATATAGTGTTAGGAGATAAAACTGTAATACAATATAAATTTGGAAATTGTGCTCATGATTGTTTTATATGGAGTCAGGATTTAACATTTGATGTAGTTTCTCCAGTTCGTAAATGGAATAAAATATCTTTTGATTCTTGTGTTAGCAGTGAATTATTAAATTATTTGAATTCAGAAATATCTAATTGTTATGTTCAAAAAACATTTTGTTATTCCGATTGTTCTGGAAAAGAAAAGTGTGGTTGTTATCATTATTGTTCTCCTTCTAAAACAGGTGTTTCCGCAACTAATTATAATTCAGATATAATTCTAAACGTAGAGTTGAGCGGCATTCCCGTTTTTGTAAACTATTATGCAAGAAATTCATATACTGCAATATTAACTGCATTAGATATAACATATGGAGATAAATCCAAATTCGTTCCAGTATCTTTTTCCAACAATCAATATCCAGAAAATCCGTGGAGAGATTTATTAAATCAAAAAGGGTCTAATTTTGTAGTGGAAGAAAAAATAGAATATCTCCAAACTGATGAAGAATTGAATTTCTATAATCCAAAAAGAATAGGAATGAATAGATTTGAAACTTTTGATAAAAGAACACTTTTCTCTCCGAATACTTCTGGTACTGACGTTTATAGAGTAGATAATTATTTTGATGCTCCATTCGGTAAAAACGGAAGTTATTCAAAATATATAACTGATTTTTCTCTTGGTCAACGTCAAGGAACACCATTAACCGAAAATAAACAAACATTTATTCCTTATACAAATACTCATGAAAAAACTAAAAGAGAATTTTATGGTTTATATAATACACCATTAAGTTTTTCTCCTTGGAGTACAGAAACTGGAGAATGGAAAGAAAGTGATTTATATAAAAATTACAGAAATCAACTTTTTGTAAGTTGTTCAAATAACTGGTACACAAATCAACTATCATTAACATCTAATGTATGGAACTGGCAAACTGATATATACGGAAATCAGTATTTCGTAACCGTAGAAAACTTATCGTCAAACTATCCTGCACCAAGTTCTTACGGTAAAATTTATATAAAATCTCCGGACGGAAAAGTGTCGATTTGTAGTGATGCATTGAGTTCAATATCAAAGGTTTATGAAAATGTAATAGCTGATTTATCTGATCCTTTTGAAAACATATAATCACCTATTAATTAATAAATAGTTATATGGTTTTCGCATTTTTCGATTTTGACACAATTGCTAAATTTTTAGATTTTATAGTAGCTGCGGTTACTATAGGAGGATTCTTATATGGAGGATGGAAGATGGTTATAAAGCCATTAAAAGGAATTGTAGAGAAAATAAATACATTAGAAACTAAATTAAATGAAAATTTAGAAACCGTTAATGATAGAGTTCTTCCGGTAATAAATTCGTTGAGTAAAGAATTCTCTGCCAATAGTGGAAAGTCTATAATGGATCGTATTCTCCGAATTGATGATAATACTCGTTTAGCGGAATTACGTTCAAAATTGATTGCATCTAGTTTAATGACTGCGAGTATGCTAGAATTTGATCGTATAGGAAATCTAATATGGTGTAACAAAGCATTTATGGATTTAACTGGACTAGACTTTGAAAATCTAAATGGTAAAGGTTGGCTTGTTTGTGTTGAAGAAGAACATCGCAAACGAGTTGTAGAATTATGGAATGAAAGTATTCGGGAAGATATTCCGTTTGAATCAGAATTTGATATCAAAAATCAAAAAAACGGAAACTTAACTTTTGTAAAATGTCAAGTTTTTCCTCACAAATCTGTTTCTCATGAAAAATATAACATTCTAGGATATTATGGAACTGTTACACGAATTGTTTAACAATTCCATTTTCTTAAACTTTTATTAATTCTACTATTTGGATCTCTTGCAGTTTTTGCAGACGTAAGTTTCTTTTTCATACCGCT